TTAAAAAGAAACAATATTTTAGGAAGGCGTCACAATGAGTATAGTAATTGATATTGCCGCGCAATTTACGGGCAAGAAAGCATTTACTCAAGCCGAGAACGCTGCCGATAAACTGGCTAGAAACGTTAAACAAGCTCTCATTGGTGTTGGTGTTACCGCTTTTGCTAAGTCAGCGGTTAGTGCGTTTGCTGCTCAAGAAAAGCAACTAGCACTTTTTTCCAACTCACTACGCAACATAGGTTTTGAGTTTGCAACCTCAGACTCATTGGCATTTTTAAACAGTTTAAAATTACAATATGGAGTTGCAGATCAGCAGTTAATTCCTGCATACCAGCAATTACTGACCACAACCCGAAGTCTTGCAGCCTCACAAAACCTTACCAACATTGCATTAGATATTGCTGCTCGTCAAAACATTAGTGTAGTACAAGCCGCAGACGCTTTAAGCAAGGCTTATCTAGGAAACACGAAAGGCTTAAACGGATTAGAATTAGGTTTGAGCAAAACAACTCTCGCTTCAGGTGATTTTGCTCTAATCCTGAAAGAAATAACTAACATTACAAAAGGCGCAGCATCAAGAGCAGCTGATACTTTTTCTGGCAAATTAGCCAAATTAAAGGTTGCAGCCGACATGGCTAGAATCAGTATTGGCGCAGGTCTTGTTGAAGCAATGATGCGTATTAGTGGCGCAACAGATATAGACCAATTACAAACAAAGATTATTAATTTTGGTGAATCTACTTCTCAAGCCTTAATTAGAATTGGTCAGTTATTAAGAGATAACATTGTTTTGGTTAAGTCTTTTGCAGCTGTCTTACTTGCCGCTTTCACCATTAACAAGATAGCCGCTTTCATAACAGCATTAGGCACAATTGTTAAAACCGTTAAAGTTCTTAGAAATGCTTTACTAGCTTCAGCAATTGCTAGAAACTTCCTGTTTAGCCCATTAGGCGCAGCCGCTATGACTGCTGGCATGTTTGCAGCAATTGGCTTAATGATTAAAGGCGTTGACGCAATTAGTGAGTCTGCAACTAAGGCAACTAATAACCTACAAAGTATGTTTGCCGCTGGCGGTTCAATGGCTGGGGGCGATCAAGGCGGTGCGGCTAAATTTGCCGAGGGTGCAGCTGCTAGGGCTGCCAAGGAAGCCAAGGCTGCCGCACTTGCCCAATTAAAAGCAACTAACGCACAAACCAAGGCTATTAAAAATCAGGCTAAACTTAAAAAAGCAAGTGGCTTGCTTGACATGGAACAAATACAAATCATGGCAGCCTTGCAGAATCAATTAACTGAGGACGAGAAACTTAGACTATCTTTACAACTTGCCTTACTTACAGAAAATGCTTCAGAGGCAGACCGTTTAAGCAATCAATTAGCCTTATCTCAATTACAGACAACAGGTTTGGCAAGCGCAATTAAGAATTTACCACCTGCCTTAAATCCATTGCAAGATTACCCTTCATACATTAACAAAGCCATAGGTGATATTGCTTTAGTCCAAGACGCATTAAATAAACTTAAAGCCCCTGTTTTAACTGTTCAAGTCAACACCGTTAATACAGGTGGTGCAGCCGCACCTATCGGTAGTGCGCCTCAAACTGTTTCACCTCAAACCTTTGCTGGCATACCTTCAGGCGGTGACATTGGTGGCGCAGCAAAAGCTTTAGAATACGCTGCTGCTAGAAATCAAATTACCATGAATACACAAATGCCTGATTGGCAAAGTTACCGCGCTGGAGAACGCGAAACAAAAATTACTGTTAACGTTCAAGGCAATGTTATATCAAATAGAGATTTAACTGACTCGTTGCGCATGGGATTACTTGACTCAAGTGCGTCAGGTTCATTTACTTTATCTAATAGAGCTACTAGAGGCGATTAATGTCTTTACCTGCAACACTTGATATTTCTTTAGATTTCTCGTCGGGCGCGACATTTGGCATTGGTCTTACGCTTGACGACCCTGTTAACGGTTTATTAGATACAGGTATTTTAGCCGAATCAACAACACCATCATTAATAGCTGATTTGACGCCATCAGCAAGGCGCATAAGCATAAGACGCGGGCGTAATTTAATTAGAGATACTTACGAGGCTGGAACTGCTACCGTTAGAATTTACGACCCTTCGGGAAACTTTAACCCGCAAAACACTAGCTCGCCTTATTACGGTCAATTAACGCCTTTGAGAAAGTTAAGAATTTCAGCCGCCTACGCTGGTACAACTTATTATCTGTTTAGCGGATATACAACAGATTATATTTATTCTTACGATCAAGGCGAAAATGTTGCTTATGTTGACATAAACGCATCCGACGCTTTTAGGCTGTTTAACTTAGCAGCTGTAACAACAATAACAGGACAAGCGGCGGGTCAAGATACAGGCACTAGAATTGACAAAATTTTAGATACCGTAGATTTTCCTGTCAGTATGAGATCAATCTCAACAGGTGATTCTTTAACTCAAGCTGATGCAGGTAGTTCTAGAACTTCACTATCAGCTCTAAAAAATTGTGAGTTTTCAGAACAAGGGGCTTATTATGTTAGCCCTGCTGGCAATGCGATATTTAAAAACAGATCAGAGGTTATAGGCAGCGCAGGTAATACCCCGATTGAATTTAATCAAACAACTGGGATTCCTTACAAAAACGTCAAGTTTGCCTTTGATGATAAATTGATTGTGAACCAAGCGAACATAACTCGTTTGGGAGGAGCAACTCAAGTTTTCATTGACGCCGATAGCGTTGCCACTTACTTCCCTCACTCAATTACTAGCTCGGATTTAGTTGTTCAAACTGACGACGAGGCAGCCAATATTGCCGCAATTTATGTAAGTACAAGGTCAGACACAACCATTAGAATAGATGAGATGAGCATTGACTTACTTGACTCAAGCGTCCCAACAGGCACAATTTTGGGCATGGATTATTTTACAAATGTTCTAATTACAAACGTTCAACCTGATGGTTCTACGATTGAGAAAAACCTTCAGATTCAAGGAGTTGCTTGGGACATAACACCTTCGTCATGGCTTGGGCATTTTAGTACCCAAGAACCCTTGGTTGATGGGTTAATTTTGGACAATATTTATTATGGTCAGTTAAATGACGATATACTTAGCTACTAGGGGGATAACAATATGGCAGCAGGACTAGGGTTTAAAACGTTTGCAGTTGGTGAAGTTCTTTCCGCCGCTAACGTAAATGGATATTTAATGCAGGGAGTTTTAGTTTTTGCTGACGCGGCAGCCCGCGACGCAGCAATTACTTCTCCGCAAGAAGGACAGTTTGCTTATCTAAAAGATACAAACGTAACCACTTATTACACAGGCAGCGCTTGGGCAAACTTAGACACAACTGGCATGACTAACCCAATGACAACTACTGGCGACACAATTTATTCGTCAAGCGGTTCAACTCCAGCACGCTTGGGCATTGGTTCAACTGGTCAAGTATTAACTGTTTCGGGTGGAGTGCCGTCATGGGCAACACCTGCAAGCGGTGGCGGTATGACTTTGCTATCCACTACAAACATTGCAGGAGGTGCTGCAACAACTATTTCAAGCATCAGCCAAGACTATAATCATTTATACGTTGAGGTAAATGGGTTTCAAGATGGCGGCGATGGTGTGGGTTTCAAAATTAACAGTTCAGTAAATGCTACAACTGTTATACTAAATGGATTTGCTAATAATGCTGCGCAATATCAATATTCTGAAAACAACACATTACTAAAAATAACAGTAAACGCACCGCAAGCAACCGCTTCAAAGAATTTTGGTTGGGCTTATTTTTACAACTACACAAACACTTCACAAATGAAATATGCTCTGGCTGGTTCAATCTATACGCAAAGTTCAGGCGTGCTTCAAGGTAATAGAAATGGCGGCTTTTTTGATGTTACCGCTGCCATTACATCTTTAGTTTATGATGGTGCTAGTTCAAGACCAAGCGCAAACGGAACAATTAAAATTTACGGCATTAAATAATTGAAAGGGCAAAAAATGACAAGACCTTTAATGAGAGAACATAACCAACAAACTGGTGAAGTTGTTGATCGCGAAATGAACGATGAGGAATTTGCTGCATTTGAAATATATGAAACTCAACGACTAGCAGCAAAAGCCGAAGCTGAAACAAAAGCAGCACAAAAGGCTGCTTTGCTAGAACGTCTTGGTATAACTGAGGACGAAGCCAAACTTCTTTTGTCCTAATGAAACCTTGGTTATCAAAAGCAGCTTCTCAATTACGGAATCAAATAGATGATTCTTACCAAGATCGCCAGCGCAAAAGTGATGGGTGGATTGCTGACGATCATCACAAACGTAGAGGTAAAAGCGACCACATACCCGACGCGTCAGCCAACTTTGTTGTTAGAGCAATTGACGTTGACGCTCGCCTTTCTGACGACAAAAGAGCTTCAGCATATTTGGCAGATCAAATTAGACTCTACGCTAAACGTCATGGACGTATTCATTATGTGATTCATTTAGGCATGATTGCTTCGCCAATTTTAAATTACAAATGGCGTCGTTATCGCGGTTACAACTTACATAACCACCATATCCACATCTCTTTCCGTAAGAATCAAGATCATAATTCAGAATTTTTTGACATACCACTACTAGGGGGCAAACATGAATAGCAAGTTATTAGCTGCAATTAACTCATACGGACGAAGTGCGTTTGTATGTTTAGCGACTGTATATGTAACAAATCCTTCAGGTTCATTTGATGACATTTGGAAAGCATTTTTAGTGGCTTTCCTTGCCCCAATCCTTAGAGCTTTAAATCCTGACGATCAAGCATTTGGCATAGGCAGTAAAGAGTAATGTCAGCCCTTGAGTGGGCTGGCTTTGCTGC